AGTAGACCTCGCCCCAATTGTCCGTGGTCCAATCGGTCGCAGTGATGGGCGTCCCTGCAACGCCCGCCGCCGCCGTACCCGTACCAAATCCGCCCGAGCCAAAACCGCCGGCACCGAAGCCGCTGCCGGCCGGCGACGGTCCAAGGGTCACATAGTAGACGAGCTGCGCCAAGCTCGCATTCATGGTTGCCGTCGCCGTCGTCGCCGATTGCGTCACGGCCGTAATTTTGAATTGCGTAGAGTCGACGATCGAACTGATCTGATACTTGCCCTGGACCAAGATGCCGTTGCTGCTCGTGCCGACTTGGGTCGGCGCAATGAATTGCTGAAACAACCCAGGAATGGCTTGGAAACCATTATTCGAAAGCGTGACCGTGATCGATGCGGAGCCAGACGAGATATCGAAGATCGGCAACTTGCCGCTCGACGCCACGGTTGAGGTCGAAACGAATGGCAGTCTGATCGTATAGATCGACGTCCCGAGCACGGAGTTGATCGGATAGGCGCCGTTGAGCAGATAAGCGCCGATCGCGATCGGCGTATTGAAATAGACGGTATTGAACAAACTTGCGTTGGCGCCGCCATCGACAACCGTCACGATTTGCGTACCCGACGAGATCGAAAAGTTCGGCGGCGGGTTCGTGGTCGTCGTCTGCGGCGTGATGTCCTGGTAGGAACCGGCCGTAATCACGCCAAGATTTGCCGTCGCGGCGACGCCGAGATGCTTGACGCCGTTGATGTCCTGCCATGGATGCAGATCGCGAACGGTCGACGGGATCGACGTATTGATATAGTTGACCCAACCGCCAACCGTTTGGATCAGGCTTTCCTTGTAGCGGACAAGCTGCGACTGCGAGACGCCGGCAGCATTCGCCGAGAGGGTCAATTGCGTATCGACTCCGGGTTTGAGTTGGATCGCGCCCCAAGACATATCAAGCCCTCGGTGGCGTAAGTTGTTGCGGCTGCTGGCTGGTCCAGCCTTGCGAATAGAATTTCATCCGGTCGGCATCGACATTCATCGTCTTCATAAGCGCCTGATATTGGTTCTCCCAACTCTGCGCCATTTGCGGATTGTCACTCTGCGAGCCGAAATCGCGCATATGACCAGACGCGAAGATCATGCCGGCGGCGACCAACAATTCCGGAACATTCTGCGAGAGCCAAGTCGAAGAGTTGGACCCGGATAGCGGGCTTGGCCGGATGGTGCCGATGACTTCGAGCGGGTACGGCTGATCCGGCGCCGGCCCAAGTAGCAACTCGGTATTCCCGAGGCGGCTAAAATAGGTTGGCGTTCCGACTACGGTCGCGGCCGAGCCGACTTGCGAGGGATAGACGTTATCGAGAACCGCCTGCGCAACCGGCAGCAATGGCAGCCGCACGGTTGGCGCGCTGGCTGGCATCGTCAGGAGATTAAGCGACGTGATAACGAGGATTTCGCCCTGATCGGTCGATAGCGAAACTGCACGATTCCCAGACGTGCAAGTCGTCGTCGTATCGATGACACTGACAACGGGGAGATCCAATTCGCGGTACAACCGACCTTCGGCATAATCGATGATGCCGGGCATAATGCCCGCAAAATTGTTGTCGCCATTGACGAGCACGGTCGACGAGATGACCGTCAGGGTCGCGATCTCGGAAACGAAAGAATTATAAGTCAGAGCCATAGTATGCCCTCAGATATCGTTCGGCGCAGCATCGGAGATCGCGATCGATAGGCCAGCAACGCCGATGCTCGAAAAGCCATCGCCCTGCAAAACGAACTGGTGATATTGATAGGCGCCGCCGCCGGCCGTGACCGTCAGGGTTTCGCCCGCCGTTCCTGCCGTCGTCCCGCCTGCGAGCGACGTCCAGTTGATGCCATCGCTTGAACCCTGGAATAGAAAACCGGTCGGACCCGCGCGCAAGAACGGCTGATCGGTTGGTGCATAGGCGATGAAGCCGGAAACCGTATGCGTCACCACGCCTGCGGTCGAAGGTGTCGAGATCGTCGCGCCGGCCGTATTCTGATTCCAGTTCTTGCCGATCGTGTTCTGAAACGACGAGTTGGAAACCGCGAGCGCGGCGCAGGCGGCTAACCGCTTGTTGACTAGCGGCTGTGTATTCGGCTGGAATCGCGACGTGACATTAGTCGAGGAAGCAGCAACCGGCTGGCCATTCCAGAAAAACGCTGCTTCCCGGCCGCCATTATGCGTCAGGTTGCCGATATTGGCGCTGATGCCCGAGACCGGCGATGCGAGACTCCCCGGATTAAAGCCGAGCGCGGAAGTCGGATTATCCGCTGCGACATAATTTTCCGGACGCGGGTTATGAACCGGAATCGGGTCCGGCGGGAGGACAATGGTCCGGCCGCTTTCCTGCGGCACGTCAAGGCATGTCGGGCAGACCAAAATGCGGAGATTGAATAGGCGCGGACCTTGCTGCCAATCCCATTGCCATTGCAGATTGTCGAGATTGTACATGAAGCCGCAGCGGTCGCAGACGGCAAGGGCGCGCGGCGCGTTCTGGCTTACCTGTGCTCTCCCATGGGGTCTCATCGGCGGTAATATCCCGATAGCCCCGGCGTGATATAGAGCGGCGTCCATTCAGTGTCGTCGGTCGATGCGATCTGCCAAGCTTCGTCGCGATCTGCTTTCCGCTGCGCCTCAAGCGATGGCTGATAGATACGGGCAAGGCGATGCGCTAGATCGGCCGTGATGGCGTCATAGAAGCGGTACGGCAGTTCGAGATTCTGGCCATTACCGATCGCGGCGTCCTGTACCTGCCGCGCGCGATAATAGAAGAAATTGTATGGTCCGCCGCTATCAGGCACGAGGTAAAAGGTGACGGTCGGCGCAATGGTCCGGTCAAACCAATATTGACTTGGGAAGCCTAGTGTTCCCTTGGTCGAAATCGCCGCATATTCATCGCGGCTGATCGGGTACATATAGCGGTCAAGCGGCGGATTTGTCGCGTAGCGGATGTAAGCGGATAGAATCATCCGAGTTTCCGCCGGCACCGAGTAGGTTGCCGATCCCGCGATTAGCGGGATCGATTGCAGATCGATGGTCCAAAGATTTTGCCCGGGCATCGTATTGAATCGCACGAGCGCGAGGTTCAATTCCATGATGGCGCGCTGCATTTGCGCCTGTTCGATCTCGGTTGGCCGGATTTGGATGCGATCGAATGCAGACAGGACGAAGTCGCCGCCGGATGGCGAGAAGTTGAAGCTATTCGAGGTCTGTACAACCGGATTGAACAAGGTGCTCAATTGGTAATCCTCAAAGTCCCGGTGGTCGGCGTCACCTGACACGAAGAGACAACCGAATAGCTGGATAGGCCAAGGGCGGCGACGCCGGAGCCCCAACTTGCGATCCAGTATTGGCCCGAGGGCGTCATTCCGATCGAGCAGGAAACCGTCGTCAGATAGTTGCTCGACGGCGGATAATTGACCGTAATCGTCGCCGACGAAGGCACGATTAGAACATTGACGGAGCTAAAGAATGCCACCGCAAATTCGACCGTCGAACCCGTCTGGATATTGATCGTCATAACGCGACTATATATCAAGCGCGCCAAGATGTGAATGACCGCTCATACCATGCGGATTGAAACACTCACAAAGAGTTTCTGTTCGATGATGCCCACTTCGCCGGAGATCGACGGCGCGACGCTTCCGGGCGTCGGGGGAGTCGGACCAATGCTCGAAGAAGTCTCCGTGACGACAACCAGCCCTGCGACATAGGTCCGGCCTCCGGTTTCCGTAAGAACGACCGGACGCGGACTGCGCGTTACGTATGTCCGGGACATTACGGCAAAACCGTTGGCGCCGGATCAATGATGGTGGTCGTAGTAATACTTCCGCTGCTAATGAGCGGAGTGACCGAAAGCGGACCCACCAACTGCGGCGTAATGGTTGCGAGGATCGAAAAGCGCCACATCGCTTGAACGATGAAGCCGCCATCAGCGACCGTGCCGCCGTCAAGGACAGTCGCATAACCGGCTGGCAGTGTGCCTGCGAGCGTTCCGGCTCCGGAGACAACATAGAAAAGCTGCGAGGTATTGCTGGGGACGCTGAATATCTGACCGATAGTCGCGGCAGCACCGCTGACGCGCGGCGTTGCGCCGGCCGCCCAACCCGAGACCGTATCAGCGGTTAATGTAGTGGCGGCGGTCGCCGAATTTGCCGGCCGGGTCCGCGTGACAGACCCGAGCGGCGAGGTCGTCGCCCCTGGATATTCGACGGCAACCCAAACATTGGCATTGGTCGGCATCAAGGTGCCCGACGCGATGCCGAATATCGTCGTGGTCACGGGCACGCCAACGGTATTTTCCCACTTAGGATATAGCGGATAACCTTCAAATGGATAATAGAATTGCGTGATCTGATTATTGTTGGCGTTCTGGTTGGTCTGGATAACATGCCCGAATGGGCCGCTGTCATCCGAGGCGCCCCCAGTTCGATAGAGAAGCCGGCTTGATTGCAGATTGCCGAAGCCGCGAAAAATCGCGTGATAGTTGTTGTCGGTGCCGTTCTGGCAACGCGTCACGTAGGCTGCCATTTGGCCATCCTGCGCGCCGTCATTGCCGGTAATCCCGATTACCGGCGTGTTCGATGCCAGCCGGCAGCGGTCAAGAAAGGCGACGCCGCCCGTCGAGTTGAGGTTGACGACCCGTGTCGAGCCGAGCCCGCTGGCATCGAAATTTCGCAGGGTGAAGATGCCACCGCCCGCGACATTCCACCACGTCGGGTTCGGGATTGTCGCGCTGAAGCTACCGCCATCTACCGTTACGGTGCCTTGCGCGCTGGCATGCGAGGTGGCATCGCCGTTGTTGAAAATGCAGTTCCTCAGCGTGAAGTTGAATTGAGCGCCGACCTTGATCGCATCGGAGCCGGCCAGCATGCCGAGCGTGCAAGCTTCGAGGACGTGATCGCCCTGCCCGCCGTTCGAATACTGGTGGCCGGTGATGAAGTTGACGCCGTTATAGTACATCCCGACATTGTTGCTGGGATCGTTGAAGACGATGTTGTGGCCGCCAGTCGGGCCGGCCTGGATGCTGGCGCCGGCCAGCCAATCGGTCGCCAGCGGCGGAATATGGCTTCCGGCAGCGCTCGAAACCGAGATCACTTGCGTTTGAAGCCAGCTTGAGCCGGGAGCCTGAAACTTGATGTCGTCGTCGGTCCGTGCCTCGGCATGGTTCTGCGCGTCGAGATAGTACGTGTCGCCCTCGGCCTGACCGCCCCATGTCATGGCGTTGTTCAATCGGGCATGAGGCGCGGCCCATTTGCCGGGTGCGGGCGCCTGGAATGCTTGCTGCCCGGTGACCTCGACCCATGTGATCGTGTTGTCCGTCGTCGTCGCGCCAAAGCCAAGATTCCATACTGGCTCCGAGCCGCCCGAAGTGCCGCCGGCCGTTGTTCTAAAGCAGCGCTCATTGCCGATCGCGGGCGCAGCCAGTTGCCGAACAATCGAGCCGGCGCCGAAGGCATGCGCGTTCTGCCATTGCGCAACGGCGGTATATTGACCCGAGGAGATGTACCAATTGTTGGCCATCAGGTTCTCTTCCGCTTACGCTTGACCGCCGCCGCGACCGGCGCCGGCTGCGCCGCGATCTGCCTTAACTGCGCAACCTCGCGCTCAAGCTCGAAATTGCGCGTGGCAAATTCGGCCTTCTCGGCCTTGAGCAGGACAATCTCGTCCATCGCGCCGCCCCAGATGCTTTTGAAATAGTCGATGTCTTCGAGAGCGCCTTGCAGATAGGTCTTGTTCTGCGTGCCCTGCCCGACTTGCTGGTCAAACTGCGCGATGCGGCCCTTTACTTCGGTTTCTCGGGCAAAAATCTTGCGACCCATCGGCGTCGAGTCGGCATAGGCATAAAGCGCCGGAGATTGCATGATGTCGCTCTCATGCGGAGCCGAGACCTTGATCCCGCGCTTTTCGGCCAGATACCGAAAGTAATAGAAGCCCGGGCGTTGCAGGATGTATTCGTCCCGGCTCGCCATATCGATGCCATAGAGCGCAATCTCAGTTGCGCCGGCCTTCATCGCCAGCGCCATCATCCAAGCAAAGGAAGAGGTAAAGAAATCGCGGCCGAACTCCTTGACCAGTTCGAACATCGGGAATGGCGTGGCCCGCTCGACCAAGCTCTGATCCTGCATGTAGACCGGGAATTTCTGGACCTTGAGCCATTCGATATACGGCTTGCCATAATTCTCATACTCCGGCCAAAGCAGATTCGAATGAAGCTCGAACCAGACATCGACACGCGGCAATGCGTTCATGTTGCCAGGGGAGCAGCCCCAAATCTGCCAAGACGAGTCAGCGTAGGGTGCCAGCGCCCGCGACGATGGCGCAGTACCGATCAACGCGACCTTGAGGCCTGCCACGGCCATCGAGGTAGGCTCATGAGGCGCCTCGATGGCCGTACCGACCGGCAGAGAGGCAGGGCATTCGTCCTCACGGGTCGGCTCGTGAGCGGGCAAAATATGAAAAGGTGCGCCAGCCGCACCATTGACTTTCAATTGATCGGCGAAGGTTGGCGTCAGGATGGTCATTAGGTGCCTGTCATGAAAAAGGAGCGCCAAGAAATGAGCGATCCCTCATAACATCAACCAATGCCGGACTGCAATGTTACCAGCGTGGCCTTGGTTGCGCCGCCAAGCGTCGACAAGGCATTGAGCGTGAACTGATAGGCGGCGATCGGATTGCCAATCGGCAATGTGACTGACGATCCAAGTTCGAACAGGGCGTTTGAGCTGACGCTGCTGATGATTGTGAAGGCGGTCGGCGCGCTGCTATTCGGGCTGGGATAAACGCCGGTCGGGTCCTCAAGCGTGACCGCGAGCGCCCAGGACGATCCGTTGCTAATTACCTGGAATTGCAATTCCTGCGGCGTGGCATGCCAGTTGACGACCTGCCAAGGACTCGATCCCGTCGAGGTCAAGGTGACGTAGATCGGCTGCATTAGTGATGCATCCCCTTCAATGTCTTGGCAAGCGAGGCCATCTTGCGCAGTCGAGGGCTACCATGCGCAGCCTTCGCCATCTTCTTTGCTGGAATCTTCTCGCCTTCGGGAACGCCAAGGGCACGGTGCAGAGCGCCGGGATGTTTGATGGCGCCTGCGATCCAATGACCGGCCTTACCGCCGGAAGCGTAACCTACTTCCCGCGTGCCCCGACGAAAGCCCCGCCACCCGAAACGTCGCCTTTGCCATGATCCGCCGGATGGTTGTTCATGCCGCCGGCACCTGCCGACGAGAACGGCGATTTGTCGGCTCCGATGCCGCCGCCGCGCGCCTTCTTGATGCGCGATGCGGTCCGGCCGCCGGAAGCAAAGCCCATGTTCTTGACTTTGCCGCCGCTCTTTTTTTCCTCGGCTTCCTTCGCGACGTTCGAGCCCTCGCCGGTATAGAATGTCCGACCGCCGCTCTTGCGCTTCTGGATAGTGTGACGATGAGCCATTGGTCCAAGTCTCCTTTACGCGGTGACCGATTGGAGAGCCTTGAGGGTTACCGTTCCGGTAACCGTTCCGCTCGATGAAAGCCGCAAACCCCCAAGGGGCGAAAGCATGGTGTAGGTCACCCCGCCGGACCCGACGGAGGAGCCGGAACCGACGGCATCGGCATTCGACGAGACGATCGCCGACGAGAGGTTCGCCCAAGTGATGGTGGTGCCGGGAACGGTCGGGTCATCGAGCGTATACTGCACGAAAGTAGCCGAGCCCGAAGAACCCGAAGCAACCGTCACCTGGATCGTCGTCGACTTCGGGACCGGATTGAACAAAACGCCCGGCGAAACGCCCGCCGAAGAAAGTGTCGTTACCGCTGCTGCCATTTGCTTAGCCTCTTAGGTGCTGTAGACCGCGAGCCACTCGGTCTCGTTCAAAATTTCCGCCGCCGCCGACGCCGCCCGCACGTTCACAACGTTGAACGTCTGCGCGAATGCTCCGAGGGTCAGAGGAAGCTTGAAGAACACGAGGATCATGGTTGACAGTCTCGGTTAGCTGGTCGGATAGGTGCCCCAGATGTGGCGCCAATCGTAATAGGTCGGGATATAGCGCTGGTAACCCTTGACGAGCAGGTTATCCGTCGAGAACTCGACACTCATGTCAGTCTCAAATGGCTTGCGCTGGAAGAAGACGAGGCCCGGGATGTTCGTGAGGACGAACCACGCGAACGACGAGGTCAGATAGTCATAGACCATGTACCCGCCCTTAAAGGACTGCTCCATTTCCTTGACCGCGTTGATGTCGTTGGTTCCCGTTCCGACGCGAAGCTCCGAGCGGAATAGACGCGCGGCTACAGGCTCAAGGTTCGCCGGAATGATCAGCTTCTCGCCGCGAGCATGAATCTTGAGACCGGCATAGTTCTTCCATGTCGAGCGGATGGTGATCGCGGCATTGAGCAGCGTGGTCTCGTTCAAGGAGACATCCGGCGACGGCTGGTTAGCGATGGTCGTGCCGTCGATCGGGTGCGCAGGATTGATCAGCGAAACAAGGTCGCCCTGCACAGCCGGGTTGAAGGTCGTTCCGGTATTGAGAACGTTGCCGGCGTAGACTTCCTCGGTCTCCTTGAACGCGTCCATCAGGCCGTCGTTGTTGGGACCAAATTCCTGCTTGTACAAATTGTCATCGATCGCGGGTCTGGTGATGCTGTACATCAACCCGATTTCGAAATGCTGCGCATTGTAGATAAAGCGCTGCCCCATGTTGTTGTCGGTGGCAGTCGGCGCGCCCTCATTCTTCACTTGCGCGTAGCCGAGGAAGCGAACCGCCGCACGGCGCTCAAGCGCCATGTTCGAGTCAATGGATTTGAAAATCTTGGTCCATTGCCGCTCGATCATCGGGTATCGGCCGTCGATACCCCAAAGGCCCGGCAGAAGGAGGTCCTTGATTTGCGAAAGTGCTACGGGCATCGATCATCCCTCCTTACGTGGTGCTCTTGGACGTCAGGTTGAGACGATCCCAGTTGTTCGGACGGACGACGACGATGTTGGCCGGCGTGGTATTGTCGGTGCCGTTGATGAAGGCGCCGGTACCGACCGCAGGAATGCCCGGCGGCGCATAGGCCGAGTAAAAGTCGACGAGGCGGAACGGCATCGAGGACAACGATGCAACGGAGGTCGATTCAACGGTCACGTTCGAATAGCCGCTACCGGCGTTGCCGGTCGACGTGTTGAACGTGATGCCGATATTGAGACCGATCATCGACGAGGTAATCGTGCCCCTAGTCGATCCCTGCACGATGAACTGCGTATCGGTGTAATCGATGATGTAAGCTTTGATATCGCCGGTCGACCCGGTGACCGTTCCGGAGTAGCTATTCGACCAGACCACACGCCCAGCGGCCGGCTGGAACTGATAGCAACCCTGGAAAATGCCACGGCAGAGAAAGCCGGCGGAAAGCGCGTTGCCGTTGACGGATGCGATGTAGGCGCCGGAAAGGTTGGCGCCCGGCGACGTCGATGTTTGAACGGGATCGCCACGGAAATATAAGCCGGGGTCAGTCGACGCGATCCATACCGGCGTCATGCCGGCAGTCGGCGACGCACCTTCGCCGGAGCCGAAGCTCTGGAATCCAAGGGTAGGAGAACCGAGGGTATTTGCCATGGAGCGGCTCCAAAATGCGACCAGCCGCGACAATCGCGTTCTTGGTCTTCATTCGAGCCCCCACAGCGCGCGGAGGGTGTTCATTGGGGCCAGCGCGGCCCCAATGATGTGAGCGTTAACTCATTTCTTCGGCGGGTGCAAGAGCATCATTCCTGAAATTCGATGCGCTCAAAACTCTTCTTGATGTAATTGCCGTGCGTTGCGGCCGGGTGATCGGCGCCGGTGACGCCGGGAATGCCGCGACCAAGCTGCTCCTCGACCACCTGCAACGGTCGGCGGGCTTCGCGATGATTGGCCATCCGCGCCTTCGCGTCGATCTCGATCGGCCGCGCAACGAGCATGCAATCGTCTACGCCAATGACGTCATCTTGGCCTTTCGGCATGAAATGACCGTCCAGGATGCCCTCGAAGTCCGATTGGTGAACCGGGGTCCAGCCGCCGCGCGTGAACTTCGAAATCTCTTGCGGCGTCTCCATGCCGCGAATGGAGCGGGTAATCCATTGCAGGGCGATGCCGTCCCGGCGCAGCGCCTCGATGATCTCATCGGGCACCTTGAGCCGGTCGACGCCATCAACGCCGGCACCTACGAAGTCTTCGCTTTCCCAATTGGGACGCGCCTTCATCTTCGCAAGCATATTTCTCGGCTCGGCGCGATCGGCTGCCGCCTTGACGTCGATCGCCTTGACGCGCGGCTTGCCCTTTGGCCAGCCGCCGCGACGCGCCTTAACGGTCGGTTCGGTTACCGCGTCGTTCATCGGGTTTCCTCCGTCGTGTGGCGATACTCGCCATTGGCACGCATCCGGTTGAGCTTTTGAAGATTCAAGGCGTAAAGCCGTTCCTTCTGCTCATCGGTCATGTCGGGTGCGGAAAAGCTGTGCTTGGCGATCTGGCGCTGTTCTGCCGTCAGCGTAATGCTGCGGCTGGACTGGCGCTGCCCCGATGGGTTCGGGGCGTCGCGGGAAACGGGCGCGGACACGGGCATGCTCCTTCGTGACGGCTGTTGCGTGGTTTCTCTGGTCTCCGAGACGGCCGGCGCCTTGAGCCCGAGCTGCACATCGATCTCATCGAAATATTCTTTCGAGAACTCCGGGATGTGCTTGACGTTGACGAGATAGCCGTGAAGCGACTGGATTTGCCGATTCTTCTGCGAATCGCTCCAATATTCCGGGTGCGATCGGAGCCAAGAGCGCGCTTCGCTCGGCAAGTTGCTGATCTGCGCCTCGAAGTCCGGCGCAGCCTGCCGCTGCGGCGGTGCCTTCTTGTCTTGCTCGCGGCGCTGCTCGAAGGCTGTCTTATTGTCTTCGAGACGGTCGATGCGCGCCGATGCCCGCGCAATCGCGCTCTGCGCTTCGCCGGCAGCGGTCCAATCGCTGTTTGAAGCTGCGGCCGAATAGAGCGCCTTGGCTTGCTCAAGCGCGCCCTGCTCGGCCGCGATTGCCGTCAGAACCGAATTGTATTCGGCATCGACGCGGTCGCCGCGCTCGCGCGTAAGCTCTTCGTCGCGCTCGCGCAGAAGCCGGTTCGCCTCGTCGGCGCGGCGGTTGGCATCGGCGACATTGCGTTGAAGCTCTTCGGCGTGCTTTGTCGCCTCAAGCGCTTTCTTGACGGCATCATCGTCGTCGCTTGCCGTGACCTTGGTAACGACTTCCGGAATTTCGATCTCGACCTCTTCCGGACTATCGTCCAGTTCGATCGTGATCGGTTCATCGGCCGGCGCGTCGTTGACGATCTCGACCGGGTCATTCGGTGGTTTGCGAAGGCGTGCCATTAGAACACCATCTTTGGATCGGTTACGCGCGCGCGAAGCTTCTCATAGGGAATGAAGCGGCAGGCGACGCCGTTGATCTGGACCGGCCAACCGTCCTTGATCGCATAGACGACCCATGTACCCGGCTTGGCCATCTCGCCGCGCTCGGCGGGCTCTTCCCAGCCGCCATAGGCCAGCGGGCCGCTTTTCAGGACGATGCCGGTCTTGCCTTGAAACTCGTCCTCTTGAACGACTTCCTTCGGACGGATGATGCCGCCTGCGGTCTTCTCAGGACGGATGTAGGTGCCGACCAAGACGAGGTCGGAGAAAACATCCATCCCGGCGAGATCGCCGATGGCAGCCAGAATCGCCTTCTTCGGGTCGGCGGCTTGGCTAATCATTTCAATTTTGGATGCACTAGCGATCGGCATCAAAGTCTCCACTCAACTTATAATCGGCTTCTTCACTCATCTTGAGCGCCGCATCGAGGCCCCGAATTTCCCCGACCAGTTCGCGATAGAAGGTGTCGAGGACGCCGCCGATGATGGCGTCAACGACTTGTTGCCGGCGCACCGCGACCAGCCGTTCAAGAACCTTGGAATGCTGGCTCTTGATCGCCGCCATTACTTACGCTTGGCTTTTTGCAGACGGCCTTCGCCGCTAAGTGCACCTGCGGTCATGCCGCCACGCGCGTAGCTGTTGTCAGAAGCGCGCTTGCTCCATGCCTTGATGTTGGCCTTGGTCGCGTCACCGCCGATCGTGCGCCCGCCGCGCGCGCGCATCGGCATTCCCGGCGGCATGCCCGGAGGACCGCCAGCACCCGGAGGCGGCATGCCCGGAGGCATTCCCGGAGGTCCGCCAGCCAAAGGAGGCGGGCCACCCGGAGGCGGCCCGCCAGTTGGCCCGGCCGTGGGAGGAGTCATACCTGCCGGGTGATGGGGCATAACGATTGCGATGTTGGTCTGATGGCCCTTGCCATGCTTGACCTTGCCGCCCCGCGCGTAACGCTGCGGAGCAGAACCGCCAGAGCAATAGTTATCGTGGTTCTCGGCCGCTGTCTTGCTCGTGACCTTTGAAAATGCGTGGCCCTTAGCATGCATTTTTGCCTCGGGTCCGTGCTCTTCCAAAATCTTATTGACGCGACGGTGCGATACCTGATGCTCGCGGTGCATATGGTGCGAGTGAGCCATGTTAGTCGCCCTTCTTTTGGTGACGGATGCTATCGGCCATTTCCTGCGTATCGTCGGCCGCGTGATCCGAAGCTGACTTTCCGGACCACGTCCCCGCGACGCCCATCAAGTTCGATTTCGGAGCCATCGCGGTCATGCCGCGAATGTAGTTTTTCGCGCGATCCATATTCGGATCGACGTCGCCGCCATCGGCGTAGCTGCCATAGCGCTCATGCGCGCGCTCCTGGCCGGTCTTAGATTCGTGCTTGAATGGATGTGCCATTACTTGTCTTCCTTCGCTTTCGCGGCATCTCTCTCACGGCATTCCCTGATTTTGGCCATCAAGCCGTTAGGGTAATTCGCGCGGACGATGGCCCGGTCGATTGCGATCTTCCAATCCATCTCTTCGATCTCTTCGCGGGTCGGCCGCTCGTCGCTCATTTCTTGCCTCCGGCCGGCTTCGGCTTTGGCTTGTTCATCTGCTTGATCTTCGCCGCGCCGAGCTTTTTCGAGTTGGCAAGATCAACCTCATGCTTCTCGCCGGCCCGTTCATGGGTCTCCTGGTCGATCTGCATTTGCTGGTCGTGCTTCTCGCCCTCGCGCTCGGTGCGCTCTTTCTCGGCCGGTCCGATCGCCTGCGCCTTGGCTTCCGCGATCTTCTTCTGGTTTTCGAGGCTGGCCGCGTGCTTCTGGCGCTCAAGCTCGATCTGCTGCGCGTGCTGCTCGCGCTGCGCGGCCATCGTCTGCTCATGCTTCTGCTTCTGCGCTTCGATCTCCTGCGCCTGCTTGTGCGCGTTGGCGACGACGTCAAGCTGATGCTTCTGCGCGGCCTGTTGCAGATCGGCTTGGCCCTGGACATGCGAAGACAAAATGTCATGGGCCGCGGTTGCCTGCTTGATCTGCAAATCCTGCTGGTTCTGCTCGGCATCGTTCTTTAGATCATGCGCGTGGATGACCATTTCGGCCTGTACCCGGAGTTGCTCCAGGTACAATTCCATCTGCTGCATTTGCTGCTTGAACTGGCGTTCCTTCTCCTTGTCGGTGAAGTTGGCCTGCGCGGTCTGCGCCTGGATCAACAGTTTGGCCTTGTCGATCTGCGCTTGCATCTGCTCGGCCTGCGCCTTGGCCTGAATCGCGACCATGCGCGGGTCCGGCGGCGGCGGCGCCGTCTGCGCCTGCATCAGGCCGTCGCTATCGATGTCCGCGATGCGCAGGATGCGCTTGAGCGAATTGCGGTGATCCATGTCCTGCGGATACTTGGTCACCAGCGAGTCGATGATGGTAGCCTTGGCGATCCGGTGCAAACTGGTCGGGTTATTCGGATCGGCGACCGGGACAAGCTCGCGCTCGTCGAGCGCCTGCCGGAATTGCTCGATCGTCCATACCCGCGCCGGCCGCTTGTTGTGCAGCCAGAAGGCCTCCGGATTCTCGCGGAAGCGCTCCTTGAGCAAGCCAAGTTCCTCGGCCTGCGCGGCGTGGAGTCGCTTGTGGACGCTATCGCTGATCTTGGTCGCCTGCTCGATCATCGCCATGGTTGTCCCGACCGGGACGTCCTGCGTTCCTTCGCCGATCTGGATATTGGCGGTCTGGCCGAGGCGCTGCGCCACCTCTTCGATGTGCTGCGCGAGGTTCATGAATGCCGCGCCCGTGTCCTTGTAGGGCATCGGCATAAAGGCATCCTGGATACGCATGCCCGGCGGGACATCAACCGGCATGCCGCCGCCCGGCGGAATCCGGAATTGATTGGTGTTCTGCCGGCCGGCGCTCTTGGCGAATAGGAAGCCCGGGAAGTTCGAGAACATCCCGTTGTCGATCATGATCCGCCAGATCGCCGTTAGGGCGATGACGACATTGCCGAGGATGTGAATGAGGCCCAAGCCATAGAAGCCAAGGCCGCGCACGAACGGGAATTGAACAAAGAATTGCTTGGCGAGCGCCTGATCGTCGTCTTCATCCCAGTTGCGTTTGACTTCGAGAACCTGCCGCGAGTCTTTTTCGATCGTCACAACGTAGGGGAGCGGGAGACCCTTGTCCTTGAACTGCTTTGGCGCGAACTCTTCGAGATCAAGTTCGCAATAGCATTCATAGACTTCGTGATCCGCATCCTTGGGCTGCGACGGCATGGGCGCGTAGCCGCCAATCGCCGCCTTCTCCTTCTCGGGCGCCGAGACCTTGCTCGAAGGGTTCGGCATCGCAAGATCGATGTCGCGATAGGCGCCGATGATCTGCATGCGGCGCAGGATTGCCGGCCGCATCTTGATCCGGTGCGTTACGCGCCCGCAATTGCGGATATCGGTCGCCGCATTCGAGACGATGATGTCCTCGGCATCGACCGATTCAGAGACGGGCCGGCGCCGAAGCGGACAATTGTAAACTTTCTTAAACCCGTCGCCGCCGAAGCCGACATAGAAGAGCATGCGGTCGGTGTCCGGAATGTATTCCGTCGCCGTGACCGTCAGGTAGTGGTTCATGTCCTTTTCGAGCGCGGAGCCCAGTTCGTCGAGCCGGTCGCCGTCACCCTGCGGCGGCGGGCTACCTGGAGCCGGCGGCGCAGGCGGCGGCTTCGAAGAATCTGGCCGCATCGGCGCGTCATTGCGGACCTTGACCGGGCCGTGCGCCGGCAGAAGCTCGCCGCGCGCGGTCGCCTGAAACTTGATCGTTGCTTCAAGGAGCGCCGGATGACGGACCGTCGACATGCCTTCGAGCGGTGCCGAGGAGGTTCCCAGATCGCCGCGCGGCTCTTCAAGCTTGAGGCCAAGCAGGCGGATGCCAGCGGCGCGGGTATCGAGCCAATCCTTGCGGGATTGCTGATCCATCTCGATTCCCGTCAGCAAATCTGACGCGATCTGGTCAAGCTCGCCGTCGTTAATCTCATCAGCGAGGTTGCGATAGAAGTCGTTTTCGTCGACTCCCTCGCGCTTGACGCCGGAATCGAAAGTGACCGAACCATCCTCATGCTCGATGCGCGCGGTGCCGTCATCGTCAAAGCTGATGTTGCTCGTGCCCTCGCCGAGATCATAGGTCGCCGGCTTAAGCGCAGGCTGATCCTCGCTCGGGTCGACAAGGCGCAAGGTTGTTGCGGCAGGCATAGGATACCAAGAAATGAACCTACGCTCATATCATGCTAGAAGACGCCATACAATGCCGTCGTCTGGCGCCGGTATCTTGTCTCCTCGGCCGCCTCGATGTCGCGTTCATCCTTGCGGATCGCCCAGCCCGACCGCCGCAGATAAATGAGCGCCATCGAGCAGGTATCGGCCAAGTCGTCATGCAGCGATCGGGGAACCAGCGCGCATTGCTTCTTCATCTCGTCGGCCCATGTCTTGTCCGGCGAAAAAATGAGGCCTTCGGCAAACAGGTGAACCACGGTCTGCAAGCGCGCGACCTTGTCAGGCGACTTGATGAAGCCGGTCCGGGGATCGATCAATTCGATACCGAAATCCAGCAAGCCGAAGATGCGTGCCAACTCCTGGTGAACCGAGACGCCGGCAGACTTGTTTTCAATCAGGAGCCGATCGACCTTGTATTTCTTGCAATCCGCGCCGACCCGGGAAACCAGCTCATGGAAGCGATGCCGGTCGGTCCAGCAATATAAGAGCATGATCTTGGGATTGCCGGGCCTGTCACGGAAGACGCCCCAGATCGAGAGCGCCGAAGGATCGTTCTCTTCCTTCTCGGTATAGGCGGTATCCAATGCGGCTAGGACATATTCGCAATCCGGCAGCTTGGCGCAGTTTTCCTTTCCGCATTCCTTGGCATAGTCATCATCCCAATCGCGCCACCATTCATAACGGATGATACCGCCGCCGCGCGGCGCCGGGTTCTGCTGATACTGGCCGGCATAGGCGTAAGGACCAAGCTCCCGTTCCAGCTTGAGGACATCGCTTTGCGGAAAGCGATTAGGCCAAAGAAGTTGGCCGTCCTCGCTTCGCCGATCGACCCAAAACACGTCATCGTCGGAAATCTCGGCAATTTCTTTCTCGCCGATAACGGTCCTGATCTCGTCGCCGAACCACGCATTGATGTGAAAGCATGGCTCATAGGACATCGGTACGCAGAAGTGGACATAGCGAAGATCGTTCTTCGGCTCCAAGATATGGCCCGAGAGATCGCCCTCGTGAACGCGCTGCATGACGACGATCATGGCGCCGGTCGCACGGTTATTAAGCCGCGACGGCATGGTCTCCGACCACCAACGGACGGTTCCCTCGCGGACATCCTCGGATTCGGCCTCTTTAACGAGGTGGGGATCGTCCGCAACGAGGACGTCGGCGCCGTAGCCGGTCGCGCGGGCGTCGATCGACGACGCCATGCGATAGCCGCCCTTATCGTTCTCGAAATGGCCCTGCGTTTCCCGGATCAGGCGGAAGCGGGCGCCCCAGAATTTTTGATACCAGCGCGATTGAATCAGCCGGAGGCATTTAAGGGAGTGCTCCAGCGAGAGCTTCTCGGCATAGGACGCATAGAAGAATGAGACCTGCGGACCCAGGAGCGGACCCTTGATCCTCTGCGCCCAGACCCACGCGGCAAAGCAGATCGAAACGAGGAACGTCTTGCCGGTTCGCGGCGGCTCATTGATTAGCAATCGTGAGATGTGGCCGCGCGAGACGGCTTCCATGTGATTGCAGATATCTTCGAGGTGCCAGTTATCGACAAACTCGGCCGGATCGACGAAGCGCCATGCGTCTTTGCAAAATTCATAGAAATTATCTTCGAGGCGTTTGGCTTCGTTATCCTGCTTCGCAAGATTGAACGCCTCAAGGATACCGATCGCGCGCGACATATCCCCCGATATATTCCGTCAACATCATAATGTGAAGCATCGCTCGTTTTTTCGTTGACCTCGCGCGCGAAGCGGCAGACCTCCGCAAAACCACGGAGAAGAACCCCATGATCGATATCCATCGAAGCAAGGAACGCGATGACATGGTCGCGATGCGCGAGAGGATTTTCGCGCGCGTCGAGAACATGCGCCGGATCGGAGACTATTCGGCCGGCGCCGCCGACATCAGAGAGATCGCCGAGGGCGTCCTCAAGACAATCGATGTACTCTTGGAAAGGATGAAGTGATGCAGCACGATTTTATTCTGCTCGACCGGTCCGGCTCGATGGAGTCGATGTGGGTTGAGGCGCTTTCGTCGATCAATGCCTATGTCGCCCAGCTCGCAGTAGACAAGGTCGATACCGGCGTCACTCTGGCGACATTCGATTACAATATCGGAGGGATTTCGTTCGACATCATCCGAGACCGGATCACGCCGCCGACATGGGCCGCAGTAATCTCAAAGGAGTGTACGCCGCGCGGCGGAACTCCGCTCAATGACGCGATCGTCCGGCTGGTCTCATTGGCCCGGGTCGGCGGGTACGACAAGGTCGCGATCATCATCATGACGGATGGTCACGAGAACCAGAGCCGCGAGGACCGGACCGGCGTCATCGCCAAGGGCATGCTCGCCGAATGCCGTGCCAAAGGGTGGCAAGTCATTTTCCTCGGCGCCGACTTCGACAATACCAAGCAGGCCGAATTTTACGGCAATGCCGCGACGCAAAGTTTCGTCGCTTCTGGCGGGCAGGTGGTCAACTCGATGCGCTCGACCGCCAACAAGCGCGCGACCTACGGCGTGACTGGCCAATCGATGTCCTACTCGGCCGAAGAGAAGGCCGAGATGGCCAAGAAAACGCCGACCGAGGCGCCATGACCATCTCGACGGCGCGGCTCGCGCTTCGGCCGCTAATCAAGGCAACACCTCGGCAAGTCGCGTGGCTGCGCGATCCCGAGGTGGTGCGGTTCTCCGAGCAACGACATCGGGATCACA